ATTGTCATCTCCTGAGATATGTTCGGCGGCTGGTAATGTGCCAGCCTTTCTAAATCTTAGCGCATCCCAAAGCGGGGCAGGAATGGCGTGAATACCAAAATGAGTGCGGTGGTGAGCTACACAAAGAACTTCTAGGTTGCCCGGCGATTCAATCCACGCTTGGAAATCCTCATCATTTTCAAAATGCAACCCAAACGCCTGAGCCACCTTAACGGGATCGGTGTTTTCAATCTGAGAGAACTCGATGGTGGAATGATGGAGTTCGGCTTCGCCCGAACAGAGATCGTCATTGACTACACACTTCCAAAGTCCTTGGCGCTTGATGCGAGCCTTAGCCTCGTTAAACATATTGTAATGAGGATCGTCAGTTCGTGGCGCGTGTTCAGGAACATTGGTAATCATGTGGAGCGTTAGATGCTCTGAGTGTGCATCCGTCATTTTAATTTCTCATCTGGGAATTCATCGCTAGGGGTAGCCCAACGAATTGCAACGGGTATAAATGCGGCTAGGCAGACTTGCCAAAAGAACTGCCCGTTAATAATATCTTTAATGTGTAAGGCAATCTCAAAGGCAAGGAATGACTGAAACCACACTCGAAAGATAGAGATGATCTTCCACATTACGCGCTTATTCATTTTCAAACCGAGCCTTCATTACCTCTACATCAATTTTGATCTGTTGCTGGTTTTCTAGCAGTTCATCTACCTTGTTAATAAGACCAGTTCTGCCGTTGTTGTAGAGAGCGTACATAATCTTATTAAGTTCATCGCGTAGCTCTTCTGTGTGCTTAGAGATGGCGTGTTTAGCGATCATTCCCATACCTGCAAGCAGAGCCGCAAATACGAAGAAGTACGAGTAAATGATTGTTGCGGCATTTACATTGGTAAACAAGGTAGCACCTTTCGGTTATGGTTTGATTCCCTGCGTTCCTACTACATCGGGCTTGTCTGTTACTGCCGTTGTGTAAGGTTGCGGGGTTTTGAGGGCGGTGATTGTGGCTTTGAGAAGGGCGATCTCTTGGGCTTGTACCCCAATAGTTTCGCGCATCTCTTTTAATACTTCTTCAATAGGTAGTTCCATTATTTGCCTTCTAACTTGGTTAAGCGATCATTGAGTTGTGATATAGATTTGATGACATACCATTGTAATCTATCGTAGGCAATAGATTCAGGAAGTCCATCTGCGCCAATATTTACTAATTCTTCTGTTTGTGGTATTTCCTGAACATCCTCGGCAATTAAACCGTAAGCCTTAACTTCAGGATTATCAACAACATCTGGGTTGTAATTGAATGTAACAGGATTTAGTTTGCTTACAATACTAAGATAGTCGCGTTCTATAAATGATTGAATATTGTGCTTAAAACGCTTGGAGGAAACAGATGTAGTTTTATACATTCTGCCAAGAACAGTTCCACCATTGCCTGTTCCAAACAAACCAATGTTGTAATTTGTAGAGTTGTAAGTTACCGAAGAAAGAGAATCTACTTGAAGATTACCAGCAATTTCAGCGCCCCCAGATGTATAAAGCGATGCAGCAGTAAGCGCTCCGGCTGCTGACCAGTTATAGATACCAGAAAATCCAAGAGTTACTGAATTAAAGGTAGCATCTCCAGTAGAAGAATTAAGGAAGAAAGCACCGCTACCACTTAAATAAGTTGAACCGATTGTAAAGCCGCCAATATGTCCACCAGTAGCAGTTAAATTAGAAGTTGTAATAGTTCCAGTAACCGTTGCGCTAGAAGCATTTAGATTTCCAGCAGAATCTACTTGGAAAGTACCGCTACCGATATTGATGCTAGAACCCGAGATCAATCCACCCGTGATGTTTGCAGACCCGTACCCGGTAATACCTGATGAGGTAATAGCCCAATAACTGCCACCGCCTGTATTTCCAATATAACCAGCAGTTGCAACGATTGTTCCAGTGATATTTGCGCTAGAAGCAGTAAGAGCGCCAGCAGGGGTTACATGAAAAGTACCCGTACCGTTGTTGTATTCAATGCCTGTAATAGTTCCAGAAACAATGCTACCTGCGTTAATACTGGCAATAACGGTAGAGGTAATAGGATTTGATACCCAACTAGAACCGTTCCAAGTGTATTGAGCAGTAACTTGATTGCTACCGTTAAATTGGAAATAAAGATCGCCAGTTGTATGAGTTCCTGAAGGTGGCGCAGAAGTTCCGTAAGCAACCGTGTTTTTACCGTTAGCAGTAGTTACTGCATAGGTAGCCTGAGTGCTTGCGATTGTAGCTTGCGACTGAGCTTGAACTGCCTGAACCGCAGCGTTTGAGGCTTGCAAAGAAGCGTTGGTAGCAACGGAATATGATTGCAGGGCTAAACTTTGTGCGCCTACCGCCTGTGCAGAAGCGGCATCCGCCGAAGCCTGTGGGCCGTTATATCCAAGTTCAAGACGGTTAATACGGTCGTTGATATTCTGGAACATATCAAACAAACTGGCTGGCAGATTAACTGAACTCATTTTATCCCGCCGTTAAGGTAGTCGCTAATGGAAGGTTAAGAGTAAGTGTAACGCGATCTGGCCCGTTCTCGCCGGGTTCAACATCTATACCCACAATGCGATAAATAGAAGCAGATCCAGTAGCAGGAAGAACGCCACCATCTGAATAGACCGTAGCCGTATTAGTTGGGGTAGCGCTTAGTCCACTAGGGAATCGGTCATCGTTAATAAGAACCTTGACTTGATCGCCCACGCCGTAAGTGCCAAGGTAAGGATCAACATAACTAGGAATAACAATCTGCATGGTTGTTGGTGGATATCCAATAGCCAGCAACTTGCCAATAGTGGTTTGCTTGAGAAGATCGGTGCTGACAATATCAATAAGATTGACATTTTCTTCAAGTAGAGGCCAAGTATTAGAACCGTAAATCTTAGAGCGATCGTAGTAATTAGAAATCAAGCGGTTGTTGTTTGCGCCATAGCCCAAGCCGTACACATTGTTACCTACGCGGGAAGCATCTTCGGTATAAGAATAAGAAACAATATTGCCAGGAAATTCAAAGTTCAGAGAACCGTTAAGCGCGGCATTGTAAGAAGCGCCAAAAGTAGGAGTTCCTGCAACTAATTTATTGTAAAGTTGTCCGCCAATAAGATATGGCTTAATAAGGAAATCAAAGAATGTCGAGCTAGTGGCTAGATCTTTCCATGCCTGATAAACGCTCTTAATTTCAAAGTCAAAGAATGTGCGAATGGCAGTACCGCTAGATGAAGATGGCCCTAAATAGGTAACGCCGATATTTCCGTGACTGCTTGCGTTAGCCCCAGTTAAAAGATCGCTAAGCATGGTAAGCGGATCAATGCCAACACCTGTGCTGATGTTGCCATAGACAAGACCGCCACTACCAGTACCGCCAGCATTTGTCTGGTAATAACTAGAGCCTGTGAACTTGTAGATACGGCGATGCTGATAATAGGAGAGCATTTCCTGAGCGTTGATCTTCATTATCTGAGATTCAGAGTCATACTCTCTGTTCCAGATAACGCCAGACCAAACAGGAATACCACCATGCAAAACCCAAAGAATTACTTTGCCGGGCGTTGTTCCAGCCTCAACATTGAGGTTTGCCGAATTAACACCTGAAAGAAGCAACTCACCAGAGAACGCGCCAATACTTGATAACTGAGAAGTAAAGTTCACACGCGTAAATGGCAACTCAGCAATGATCGGATTAGGAGTAGATCCTGACTGATACAGTTGAGTTGTTACATAGGTGTAATCGCTAATAGCCATTAGATGTAAGCGTTCCTATATGTAATAGCCATAGAGCCAAGGGTACTAGACCAAGTAGGTGCGTAGTTTGCGGCGATAGATAGCCAGCCCTGAACCGTATTACCTGAAGTCACATTATCAAAATATGCCAAAGTATTACGAGCTGGGACACCGTTTTGGGTGATTGTGCGTTGTAAGAGATCAATAACTAGCGGATACGAAGTATTGACATTTGAAAAGTTCATTCGTGAACCTGTAACGGTATCCCAAATTGCTCCGCTTGCGCTAGGGCTTGCAATAGTAATAGCAGGGCAGGTAGCCGCCCAACCGTTATTAGCCAAGGCTACGCCAGTAGTTCCAGATGCGGTTTTGGCAGTATCGTCATAATAGCGAGGATCTGGGAAATAGAACTCAACCTGTACGGCAATATAGCCAAATGTGTAATCTGGATCAACGGGCGTAGTGATATTGCGAACGCGACCCCACATACGCTTGATGCCGTTAATTGTTGTATCTGAATAAGATTCAGAATTTAACTGATATTGGAAAAGGTTAAGGGTTGTATCTGAAGGCTGAGAACCCTGATAAGGGTCAGGATAAAGACCTTGAACCTGCGGGGTCATAGCAACTCTGAAATCACGCAAATATGATTGAGCGCTCTTATTGGAATCGCCAATAATAAGCATATTAAAAGTTACTGTGCGACCTTCAAAGAAATCTCTACCTGAGTACGCGCCATCAATATAGCCCCGGTTATCATCCTGAACGCGAAGCGCTGGAGTGCCTAGACCATCAATGCTCTCTACAATGTAAGGAGTTCCTGAACCAAAAGCAACGCCTCTAAATTGAAATTGATATGTTCCAAGAGTCATATTACTTCCTTAGAGGCTGGTTTTGAGTAGCAACTTTAGCAGATGCTTTACTTCCATCTACATATACATTGATGTTAGTTGATGAACTTCCACCAACTGTAAGTTTTTCCATTTTCTTAATAGAAGTTTTTTTACCGCCAGCAGTAGAAACGGCAGGTGGTTTCTTTCCGCTATCAATGCTTCCACCAGCAGCATATTTTGTAGAGGCTGCAAGATCAGCAGCAGATGTTGAATGTGCAGCGTTCCAAGCGGCTAATCTCTGTTGATACTCTGCCATAGCAGCCGCGCCACCCTTGCCTCCAATTTTAGGCATAGTAGGCTTTGCGTTGCTCTTTCCTGCTTCATAAAATCCAAGACCAACTGCTGCGCCAATTCCAGCCATTGCCGCACCTACACCAGCAGTACCGCCTAGAAGTAATTTAAGTGTTGATCCCGGAAGAGCAGTAAATCCTAAAACGGCTTCCGCTTCTGCACCCAAAGCAGCGGCGGTTCTTAAAAGACCTATTTCTGCAATGATAGTTTTAATTGCAGTAATAATTCCAACTATTTTTGGTGCTGCCCAAATTCCAGCAAGGGCAGTAACTAACCCAGTTACCAATCCCTTGTTATCGCTAATGACACCAAAGAAACCTTTTAGCCCCGGTATTCCAGTTCCGTTAATCCAAGTCATTACCTTATTAAGTGCTGGAACTAATCCAGTTCCTACTTGAACCTCAAGATTTTGGAAATTTGCTTGAGCGGTTTGTAGGCTTCCCGCAAGGGTTTTGCTAAATGCGGTTGCAGATCCGTGTGCGCGATCTTCTACGGCTTTAAGAATTTGCTCAAGCGAAGCACCCTTTGGCAAAGTCTTTCCAATAGCAATACCAAGATCACCAAGACCTTTTGCTTGACCAATAGTTGCGCGAGCCAAAAGCGTTGCAGCATCGGCAAGAGATATTTGCTTGTAACGAGCAAGGTCTGCCGCTACGCTGAGAGTATCAAGAGCAGTTTTAGGATTACGGCTTGCCGCAGTTAAAGTTCCAAGAGCGCCATAAGTATCGGCAGTAGAGAATCCAAGATTACGCATAGCCGCATCAGCGCGATCAATATAAGGCTTGGCAACATCAAAACTAACGCCAGTATCTTTGATGGCAACCGAAAGTCTTGCTTGAGCAGTTTCTACTGTGTCTAATTGCTTAATACTTGATACGGCAAAAGCACCAAAAATTCCACCAAGACCAAGAAGGGCAGTTCCAGCATATTTAGAAGCAACTTGCATTTTGCCAAGAGCGCTGCTGGCAATAACGCCATTTTTTTCCATCTTAACAAGTTCTTTATTAACCTCGCCAAAGGATGCAATAGCCTCAGTAGCCTTTGCTTTGATCTCAAAGATTACTGGTGGAAAGAACTCTGCCATGATGCCTCCTAGAGAGCCAAGTGTTTGCGGATAATGTTAAGTGCTAAAGGTCTAAATCTTTCCCACGCTGGTTTCATGTATGGGAACTTTGTGCCAGAAGGCCAGTTGCCGCCGCCAAGTTCAACTCTGCGACCATAAATGATTGTTGGGCCAACTAACGCAGAATAGGTAGCAAAACCTTCACGCATTGGCTTGCCTTGAATAGATCGGCGCAGGTTACCTGTGCGGTTTTTAGGTGGCTTGCCTGATTCAGCCTTTTCACCTTTTTGGCGCTTGCCTTGAATTTGTTCTTTAGAAAGTTGAATGAGCGAAGTCATCATCTCATTACGAGCCATCATAGCACCGCGATCAATTTTGCCTTGAGCCTCAACAACTTTACGAAGGACTTCAGGGATGTTATTGCTCATTTCCACTTTCGACCTCCCTAGAAATCTTAAGTATTTTGAGAATCCAATCCACCATAAAAGCGGGTTGTTCATCTGTTTCTTGCGGAGTCCAGCCAAATTCTTTAGCGCACAAGTAATACAGGTATTCCTCATACGGGTAATCGTGTAACTCGCTTGAAGGATTACCTTCTAATACCCACTTTAAGCGTTCAAGTTTCCTAAAGGGCTATCAGGGTTGCTCTGGTTGGCTGGCGTATCTGAGAAATCTGGGAAGATTCCAGATTGAGCTTTAGCCGCTTCTGCTGCTAAAAAGTCATAATCAGGCATTGTCAGTTCATCTAGCGAAGCAATGTGAATTGACGGAATAATAAGATCAAATGACCATGACTCGACAAGAACCGCAATAAGTCCATCAGTCATAGACATAGCCTGAAGCAAGCCTTCTTGGTTATTGGCAGCCGCTACAACCTTCTTGCGATCTTTTACGCGAAGGGTTGATGGGTCGCGCATTACTACGGTGTTACCTGATGGGAGAGTAATACTTTTAGACATTGGTTTCCTTCCAACTTGCCTTCACAAAAATAGCCCGACTAGGGGAGGGAAGGCGGCTCCCCTAGCGGGATTCTATCGGTTACTGGAATGTTCCGCTTGGAAGAGCGTTCTGCAAAGTGAACTTTACAGGTGAGTATCCAGAGGTTGCACCAACATCTGTTGTGTTTCCAAGACCTTCGATATCTACGGTCACTTCAACATAGTCAGCGTTGCGCTCAATAGCGCCAGTTACATAAGCACCCTTTGAAAGAGTGAACTGAACCTGAGTTGCAGTTGCACCTGTTCCTGTTGAGAAGTTGAATGTAAGTGCTGGCTGAGTGTTTGTGATGTAGCGGGTAAGTTCTGCATCATCTTGCATGACGAAGGTGATCTTGCCCTTAGCGGTTAGCGCACCAACAAAGACCTGATAAGGAGATTGTGTATTGCCAACGCCCCAAATAGCCTCTGCCTTGCGAGAAAGATCAAGAGTTCCTGTGCGAACATAAGCAACCTGAGAACCGCCGATTGTTACTGTTCCAGTCCATACTTGAGTAGGAAGAACTGTTGAGAACGATGGGGCTGGAGCAGAAGTTGTAACTGATGGGAAACCCATAGCCTTAACTGTGTATTCCAACATTCCATCAGCGTTAAATGCCAAACCAAAATCTGTGATCTGAGCGCCCGGATACTGGCGTGTGTTTGCTGAGTAGAAGTCTGTGATTGTAAGAGCCTTTGGCTGAGCATCGCCAGTTGTTCCAACTGCGTTCTTAAGCGCAATAGCGTGTGTGTAAGGAGCGCTTGAACCTGTTGTGGTTACATCGCCAAGGATACCTGCAACCCAGTAGCCGATTGTGTCTGCAAAGACTGGCCCACCAAAATCAACGGTAGTGTGGCGGCGGCCTTGGACATACTGATAGTTCTCAACAAGTGAGCCACGAAGCCCTGTATCGTAGAGAGGATCAATCATATCTACTGGCTTAAATGTATTCATGGTAACTGGCACAAAGTTTGTAGCCGTTACGGGTGTTCCTTTTGTCGTTTCTAGGGCAACGCCTAAATACGACTTAACGGATGGTTGTGCTAGTGCCATTATTCATCTCCTACTGTTGGCTTGGACTTGGTTGGCTTTGATGAAACATTTGCTGCGCTGAAATCTTCAGGTGCTTCAAAGGTGTCACCGGGTTGAACTGTTACTGCGATACTTGGGAAAACTCGCTCATCTGAGCCTGTATAAGTGAACTGCATGATTTCTCCTATGCGTTGATTACTTGGGTAACATCAAATCGAACAACCGCCCAAGTTTCGGTAGCAGTACCATTGGTGGACATTGGTTCGCCGTAAGATGTGTTAATGACTGGTTCTGCCGCTTGCCATACAAGTACGCCTGACTTATCGCCAAACTGATGATCT